GAAAAACCACTTCGCCACCATTTCGTAAACTGCCGTCGCCTATTATTCGCAAGTAATTGAGATGAGGATAATTGTCTTGAATCTCACGTCGTAAAGTAAAATAGTCTAGGTTATCAAATTCCTTTTCTATTCCTATTGCTAGATTAATCATCGTTTTTTCCTTTCAAAAAATGTTTAATGTTTGCGAATCAAGTATATCAAATAATATAGGCAATGTATACCTTTAAAAGTAATAAGTGTTCGCTTATTTTTAGCTCAAAAATCAGGAAAAACGGCAGAAAACAACAGAAAAAGAAGCAACTGGGCAGTGGTTCCGACTCCGAACACCGACTCCGAAGCCCGATACCGACACCGACACCGACTCCGAGTCCGTAAAGCGAACAATAGTTCACTTTCCGAGCCCGGAAGGTGTGCAGCAAGAAGGCTGGTTGCCCGGCACCAGAACGAACAATCGTTCAGTCCGAGACCGAGCCCGCTGACTTTGTGCAGCTGGGTGCCCGGAGGCAGAGCGAACAATCGCAGAAATCTGCGACTTTTTTTCAGCCTGGTGTAGCTTCTACCGGGCAAACCAGAGCGAACAATAATTCGGTTGACGCCAGGAAGGAAGCTGGGCGAAAAACGAACAAAAAAAACCAGAGCTAGAAGCTCTGGCTTTAAATCCGAACAACCCCCTTTCTATGTAATCAATAATAAATAAAAAGCTAATCCGAAAAACGTAACCATTCCGATGGCATTTGCTAAGAACATCCAAAACATTTTTAAATGTACCTCTGCTTAAGTGCATAACCATCATCATAAAGGATGCTTGAAAGTGTGTAGACAAGGTGAAACCCCATATCCATTCCACAACCACCAACCCCAACGGAGTGGGTCTTCTCTTTGTAAGTCCACTTAAGAACTTTGGCGACGTGGTAAGAAAGCCAACTTACTTCATTGTCGTGAACAGAATGGCAACTGATGTGGCGATACATTCCAGACCTTGAAACTTGCCTAATGACGAGCCACACAGTAGCACCTTTTGGGAAATGTTTTTTTAATAGCTCTGTTGAATACTCAACGCTATTAATATCAAATTTTAAATCATCCATAACGGACTCCTTTTTGTTTCGTTTGTTTGTTGTTGATTGATTCGCAATTGGATTCATCGCCTCACTCAAGCGAATCAATCTATTATAGTTATAGGCAATTACTACCTACTTGTCAACAACTAATATAATTTATGTCATGTGATATAAACTGCTGCATTTGCTGCAACTGGGTAAAACGAACAATAGTTCGCTAAAAATGTCAACGCATGCGGATAGACACTACTGGTAATGTCGGTGTAGGTACGACATTAGCTGAGTCACCGAACAATTGTGAAGTCCGAATGCCGACACGGAGTTCATTTTAGAGCGAATGGACGACACCCAGCCTGGAACCAGACCGAACAATTATTCGCTTTTTACACGGCCGGGAAGCTGAGGCGAACAACAAAAAAAAACGGCAAAGGGAAGGGGGAAGCGTGGACACCGACACCGAACAAGTCCGAGTCCGAAGTCCGAATCCGAGTCCGAAATACCGACTGGGCAAGCCCGACCCTCTACGCCTCACCGAACACGCCAAGTGTTCACGCTATTTTTGGGCTTTTATGTTATCATGTTCTATCGTCTGTGGGTCGTTATGGGTCTTTGTGGCTAGTTTCATGCGTTTCTGTGCAAGTGATTGAAATTCTTGTAGCTTTTCCAGTATTTGTTCTCTTGTCATGCTATCAGCTTGCTCATGTAGCACGTGAGCCTTATTTACAAGCAGTCCAGTAGCCTTTAAACGCAGTTCTTCAGCACGGATAGCCTCGCCAAATTTCCCGCTCTCCCAAGCCTCATTTCTAATCTTCAGCAGATCACGTACTGACTTCTCAACAGTTACACCGAACCTAGACCTAGCCTCTTCTCGCATTTCCTGATATCGCTCTTGCACGACTGGGTTACGCAACAAGCGAACAGCATCTACTCCAGGGTTCGCATATCCCGCTGACCTAGCTGCAGATGTCTGCGTCATATCTTTATGCATGAAGTTATCAAGAAAAGCTTGCTGCTTATCTGTAAGCCTTTTCTGACCAGCAAGCCTTTGCTCCCTAGATAATTCTTCTCCTACTTTTGGCATACCTCTACCTCGTCTTTAACTTCGTTACGGACATACAATCCAAAATTGTATCCTTGCTTATAATAATCTGATGACTTTTTAGTGCTATCAATTACATCTTTCTTGAAAGCATCAATTACACCTTCTTTAAAAAAGTTCAAATAAGTTCTTCTTTTTCTATCTAATGGGTTTTCCATTTCGCTCCTCTTTGTTACGCAATAATATGGGATATGGGGTGGTTTACTTACCACCCATATATACCCCCTTTAGGGGGGGAAGTTCGGTAAGTTGGTAAGTACCAATAAAATCAATGACTTACACCAAAAAACTAACTTGCAATGGTAAGAAGTAAGTTCGGTAAGTTGTTCAAATTTAATCAGTATTATCAATGACTTATAACTTCCCTCTATTTTTACTTACCAAGTAAGTTGGTAAGTGGTAAGTAAATTACTCATAAATGACCAGTACATTGTCATGTTCGGTACGTTTAAACCACGAGCCAAAATCAGTATGTTCGTAGCCCAAATCACGCATGGCACCATACGTCTGCACCCAACAATAATGGCAATCATCATCGCCAAGTCCACTACGTTTGTAGCAGTTCAGCTTGTGGTTGATATCAATACGCATTTTTTGAGTTAATCCCATATCAACTGCACAACCAAGACAGATTGTTCGTTTATTCACAACCAGTTCTCGGTTACGCAAAATCTTCTCGTTGCACTTGGTACATCTGACTTTAACCATCACACACCTACCTTTCTTGCTAGATTGACCTTAAGTTCTTGGGCTTGTTCGGCATCACGGACTGCCCAGCACAAATGGTCTTTATCTAAACCAAAATCCTCGTATCCTTGAGCAATGGTATTGTAGTAAAAAGCCGCAGGAACGGCATACCCTTTCCTACGCATAACATAGAACATGCACTTTCCCTTTGCTCCAGGAACATCAAGATTGATATAGATTTTCTTATAAAGGTACGGAAAGCCTTCAAATCTATCTAAAGCTTTCTCGCAATTTTCGGTGATTTCCCATAAGCCAATAGGCACCTTTGAGCCTTTTGACTTAATAATATCGGCAACACCATTAAAAACAAGCTTATAGCCATGAAGCATAAACGGAATCATTGGCTTCGCTTGTGGACAACGCACTTCCATATTGGATACGTTAAGGTTAGCACCATAAGCACCATACATCATTATTCTTCTCCTTCCAAAAAACAAGCACCTTGAATATTAAGTTCTTGGACAATGCCAAGACCATAATCATATCCTTGCTTGTAATGATAATCATTTTTACTGTAGTCCCTGATACCATACACAATGGCATCAAAAACCCCATCTTTATATGATGATAAATCTTGTTTAGTCATCACATCTACTTTAACTAATCTGTTATAAGTCTGAACATCCATCACAGTTATTTCCTCCAAAACTTACAATTTTTACTAACTTTAAGTTCATGAATTGCGACATTAGTGTCTTGATCCATGCAGTAAGAAATAGGTACATCATAATCAAATAACCTATAAAAAACATTTCTCTGACAGAATTTGATATCTCTAGATGTTAAAGCATCTAATTGAAAATTCTTCCAATGACCAAAAAGAGAATTTACTTCCTCTTTAATCATTTTCTTATACTGGTCGAACCCAAGTGTTTTCTTTTTTTCCATAACACAATCTCCTTTTGTTAAAATGTTATACCATATATATAAGCACTCACTACCTATATGTCAAACAGTTTTAACTGGGGTTTTACGTTTTTAATCCTAGCTTTGGCGATTTCGTAGTATTCTTCTTCTTTTTCTATGCCAACGAACCTAAAGTCCTCTTCTCTGGCACCCATGCCAGTTGATCCACTACCCATGAACGGATCCAGAACCAGTCCTCCTTTTGGCGTTACCAAGCGAACAAGGTACCTCATCAGCTCAACTGGTTTAACTGTAGGGTGAGTGTTCGCTGACACGGACTTATTGCGTTGATAAGCGTTTTCTATTTCTTTTGCACGACCATCACTACTATACTGACCAGATTTTCTTCCATGAAGCCCAAAATTACGCTCATCTTTTGATGTCTTTGCACAATAAAAGTATCTGGAAGCGTTACCCTGGTCGCCATACGCTGGCATAAGTTGTTCGGTTTCGGCAAGTTCACCAGCTGACCAGATCCCTTTGTGTGTTCGTTGTCTGCTGACCTCCGTGCTGGAAGTTTCTGGAAAAATGCTCTCAACTTGTTCGCTCCCATCATGCATAATATTGCTCGGCCATCTGCCTCCAGTAGTATCAATGTCTGAGTTCTCCGATTGACCCTCAATCCGACACCCATCAATGTTTATTGCACCAGTTCCATGTTTCATCACATTGTCTGCGACTGACTTCTCTGACAAAGGCTTTCTTGCCAACACCATTGGTTCATGTGCAGGTTTTAACGCAGTACCCCAACCATCTCCAACATTATGGCTTTTAGGAAACCCGCTACCATACAACCAAATGCATTGATCTCTTATTTCAAACCCAGCATCTTCTATGGCAACTGCCATTCTGTGGTATGTTCGTGATCCGCTGAACGCTATCAAATGACCTCCAGGCTTCAGTAAATCATAGCATTTACGCCAAGTGTTCGCTTGGAACGCTATATCGCCTCCATCCCACTTTTTGCCCATAAAACCTTTTGAAGCCCTAGCAAATGCACCATCAGTACCAAACTGAGCTGGTGCCGAGCCTTCTTTACCGAACCTTTTGACTATTGATGTAAGGTGATACGGAGGATCGGTCACCACGCTATCAACCGAACATTTATTCATTGTGTCCATAACCTCTAAACAATCACCATTGTAAACTGTGCTACCTTCAACAATAATTTCCATGTAAACTCCGATATTCTATTGTAATTCCGTGATTTTCGGCTATCTCCATGCCGTTACACATACCGACTGTAATGCCTTTATCTCTGTAGACAGCCATGAGATCAGCGTGTTTGTACCACCAAAAAGCACGTTCCATACCCAATGTTCGTTCATCTGGGTCTCTGTCGTCTAATACTTGTGTGTAAAGAAGATGCGAGGCAAATGGTGCTTCACCTCGCATTAATGAATCTTTCATGCACTCACGTGCATACTTTAGATTGCTTTCAACGTCGCCTCTGTAGGGCGATTCTATGATTACCAACATAATTTAAATTGTTTTGAACCAGTTGATAACTTTTCTATATGTTCGCCAAAAAATGTTTGGCTGCTTATGAATTGTTGTGTTTAAAATATGTAAACGCAAATATTTAGTATTCATTTTACACTCCCTTTTGATATCTTTGTTCTTCATCTTCTTGCTCTTGAATTAATCTTAATGCATGATCATGACCAAGTGAACCATGTTTTTGCTTGATGATTTTAAGAGACTGGTCGTTTGTCTTGCCATAATCATTAAGCAAATCCCAAAAATGTTGTTCAACTTCAATCAATAGATTGTTCTGTAGATTACTCATATTATTCTCCTTTTGCTTTTTGTAAGTTGTAATCATTAACTTTAGAGCCTAAATGTTTGTTCCCTGCCTCACATTGTTCAACCCAAACTCTTTTTGTCACATTGCCTTTGGCATCACGATAACGTCTCCAATGACCTCTTCTCAAATGCCATCTCTTTGGCGAACCATGACCAGTAAAAATCTTCTCATATACAGTTTTACCTCTAGGTTTAGGTAAATCAATATTAATAAGGCTATATTCGTTTGCTGGAACCCTTTTGCCAAATCTAATATGCTCAACTTTATTCTCTGCAGGCTTTTGCTTTTCTTGAACAATAAGATCGTAATTTAATAAAGCTAAAACGCTGACAATAAAACGAATGTCACCACCTTGAACCAAATCTAAATGAGTTTTAGTCATTCTTGCCATTTCGCTATCAGCCCAACCCTCTTTAAATTTATCTTTTGAAATTAGCCAATGCATACTTCTGCTTTGACAAAGCTCAAACCTTGAACAAATATTACTTAATTGTTCCATTTTCATAACTTCATATTCATCTTCTTTGTTAATGTATGGAAAATCTTTGAAGTATTTTAAACAATATGGCTTGCCAACAATCTTTTGACCCATTAGAACACTTTCTGCCGAGTAAGTTGTTTGCTCTTCGAATTTTTTATTTAAATCATCGTCATCTGACAAAAACTTTTCTCTGATAGTATTTGGTAATTCTTTTGAAAGGCTTTCTCTTCTTTTAAAATGATCATAGGCAACTTCCATATTCCATTGTTCGTCATTGTGAACAACGCTAGACAATGGTGACTGAAACCATTTCCCATCAATCATGCACCACATTTCATACATGTACCAAGACTGACCACTAGCATGTTCGTAATAACGAATATGATAACCAATACGATCTAGATAACCTTCAGGCTTTTCAATTTTGCCTTTGTACTCGGGTAAATATTTATCATACATTCTATTCAAATAATGAACACGATAAGCCTCATCCCATTCAATAAACATATTTTTAAATGGTGGAATTGCACTTTGAATCATTGTGTTTAAAACATCAGGCTCTGCCATAGATGCTTCACAAGCATGCTCCATTAAATTGTTGCTAACAACAAATTTTTGAGATTGAACCAGTTGCGATTGTGCTCTTCTAATGGCACCATCTGCAATTGAACCACCTTTGTAGCCTTGAATAGTTCGCTTTGGTTGCGACATGGCACCAATGATTTCACTTGCCATCAATGGTTTATTTACAAATTTTGACATAATAATTCCTCATAATTGCTAGTATAAGATAGTTATATAGGAAGTCAATGCCAAATGTCAAACAAAAAAAAGACCCAGATTTCTCTGAGCCTTTTTCACAAACATTTTGAAACTAAAGGAAAATCGTATGATTTGACTTTATATATTATATATAGGTGTTAAATGCCTACATGTCAACCAAATTCATCTAAAATACTTCTAGAAAATAAACTGGTTGTATTCCTTGTTACTCTTCCGTATTCCACTTCTTTTAATGCTCTTGGGTCATCTTCAAAAGCATTTTTGCTTTGCTCTAACGGATCATATTGTGAATTAATTTTTTCAAGTTTCTGTCGTTTTCTAAATAATTTAGTTTGAAGAGCCTTGCAAGCTTTACAAACTGTAAGATATTTCATGACATTGTAGGCATTTCTAGCTTTAGCGAACATTATGATAGGCTTGCTTTCTTTACATTGTTTGCATGTTTTAATCATTTTCTGCCTCCTTTATCGCATAAAATATCCTAGCCACCACTTGTGGGACAATACTGTTCCCTAAACATCTAAGTCTGTGTACCCTGTTGGGTACCCCATTAGCCACTCTACCCACGTTGGGTTCAGGGTTCCAGAGGACTGGTCTCTCACGGAAGGATGATTGCCTAACATCTTCTGCATCTTTCCCCCTGGACGACCCGCTGCGTCCTCGTTCGCTGATGGTGTAGGGAACATCTCCTTTTTCGGATAATCCCATTTCTCCATTCTTGGCGGTCTTAGTGTCACTCCCAACATCTGTTCTGCTTGTTGTTCGGTCAACTCCCCCCTTTCTACTTTCTTTCTGAATATCATAGTCTGACCCATTGACGCATGTCCGTAGCCCTTTGTTGTCGGTGTCGGCCACATTGTTTCTTTCTCCGCTACAAATGTCCCCAGAGTGTGTGCCCTCGTTCCCTTTTGAACTGAAGGCGGAACTGTGTATCCGTCCTTCCAATCCCTTGCTCTCGGTGTCGGATACATCTTCACGCTGTCCGCTAGGTTTAGACTGTGAGATGTCTGCCCGTCCTTGCTCAAGCGTCTGTTGTTCGGTGTCAACTCTGCTTCTGGGTGTTCTATCTCCTGCGTTGTTGGTGTCGGCCATAAGGTTGAAGATGTCTGTTTGTTCCCAGTTGTCATGTGCTTTACTGGCTTCCCATATTGAATTTGTTCGGCTAAATTGCCCGGAGGAACTGTCGCTCTTCCCACGCTCTTCCTGTACTCTGTTCGCTTCTTCAAAGCCTCCTCGCTTCTGGTTGATATGTTGGTCGCACTCGGAGAAAGCCACAATCCAGCATCGCATTCGTCTATGTTTGGCATCGACGGCTGCAGCTGGAATAAGATATGGTATGGCTTTATACCCGATACTTTCCAAGTCAACGAGACTTCTTCTGAGACCCATTGGCATTGTAACAAAGCCTGACACATTTTCGCCAATGACCCATCTAGGTCGTATGTCTTCAATAACCCTAACCATTTCGTGCCAGAGATCTCTGTCGTCTTCGCTGCCTCTTTGAGATCCTGCAACCGACCAGGGTTGACATGGGAATCCTCCAACAACGATGTCTGCGTCTTTGTATTCTTTTGCATCAAAACTCCTTATATCACTATATATTGGTACATCTTGCCAATGTTTACGCAAGACTTTTTGACAATAATCATCTTGCTCAACAAAAGCTATTGTCTCAAAGCCACCTACTATTTGTTCGGCGGCATAACTAAATCCTCCTATGCCACTAAATAAATCTACTATCTTCATCCAGTACACTCCCCACCATCTTGTTGACATAAATAAGCTTCGTCATTGAATATCCAATCTTGTTGTGCGTTAACAAAATCAGCAAACTCCTTCATGTCTCTTCTACGTTCAAATCTTTTATTAAGTCTTTGTTCGGCATCAATCCACCATTGAGCAAGCTCTGGGTGATCTCTAACCATAGATGCAAGTTGTGATTCAGATTTTAGAAAACATAAGTCACAGTTACCTTTGATTGTTTTACCTTTAACAACTGGTAAGTTTAATTTAAAAGATTGTTCGCTCCAAAAGTGATCTACATCACGCAAACTATGATTAGCTTCAACCATTGGATAATGTGGATAAAAGCCATTTTGAAACCCATCTTTACATCTGTGTTTCTCATCTGACCTTATGCCCATGACATTATGCCACCTCTTCCAACCAAGACTTCTCAAATACTTGCTTATTGTGTCTCTCTTTAAACTACCAGTACAAAACCTTGCTAGTGGGTTAGGCAACATTTGATGCTTATCAATCAATTTATCAAATGGTTCGCCTTTCTTACTAGCAGTTTCAAAGTCTACAATTTTGAATACATGCTTGTTTTCTTTATTTAGGTCATATTCTAACCAGACAATTTTGACACCCCAGTTAAGCGAACAATCATTTATAAACTCAAGTGTCTGAGGCATCTCTCTGCCTGTGTTCGCAAAACAAACGACTGCGTTATCTGGTAAACCATTGTTATAATCTATGATTTGCTTCAACATGAATCCACTAGTTCTGCCACCACTAAAGCTTATAACGCAGTTGTTATCTGGTAATTTATACATTTTCTGTAGCCGTTGTAGCTTCATACTCACCTCTACTCATTTCACCATCTATGGTGCCAAGCCACTTTCTGCCACCACTTCTGCTAAATGAATACTTAGCAATTCTGCCTTCTTGTATTAGTTCTCTGACAAGACCATCAATCATTCTCTGTGTACAATTGTTTAACACTTTTGGTGCATCGGCATCAGCAGACATACGTTGTAATATAGCATCTGCTCCTGACTGTTGTGTCATAGCTCTACCCTCACGCTCACAATCAGCAATCCAACTAAACAATGCGTTTTTCTTAATTTCTTTATTTGAGCCAGAATGTAATCTTGAAATATCTTCACTTCTATCAAGTAGCAAGCCACTAAAATCATCTCTAATAAAGTGTCTTATGTTTCTGTTCGCTGGACCATTTGATTTAACAACTGCACCATCAAAGCACTTATTTCTTTTATAGTCTATACCAAGATCTTGACATCTTCTTCTACCAGTAGCCTCATCAACTTGCCATAAAGCAAAAGCACATCTGACACCATCAACTAATGCTGACGTGCCTCTAATCATGTTTCTTGCTTGTTCAGGCGTACTGACCACTAAGTCCTCTTTAACTTTTGTCATATGATGACACATAATAACTGCCGCACCAGTTTCAGTAGCTATTTGTGCAAGTAATCCAGTTAATGCTGCACCCGCCGCAGGATCTGAGTTTACATCTGCATGAACAAAAGATGCTAACGGATCAAAGACAATAAGTTTTAAATCTTTCATCTGTAGGATTTGTTCGTATAATTTATCAAATTCATCACTTGTTCTGTAGCCATCATGTGTTTCTTGAAGTATAGGAAACACACCACCAACATTAGGCAAACTCACGATTCGCAGTTCATGTTCGTAGTTCGCTCTTTGATTATCGAAATCAAGTCTTTCTATTCTTCTATGCATCTCCGCTTCATCATCTTCAGCAGTAAATATTATAGAATTACCAAACTCACTTATCATACCACCAAATGCTTCTTGCATTGCTTGACCACTTGAAACTTTCATAGCTAAGTCTAGTGTCATCATACCTTTACCACTATCTCCTGCGGCAGAGAATATAATTGGCACGGCTAATGGCAATGTGTTCGCTATCAAAAACTTTTGCTCTGGTGCTTCTCCAACAAATCTATTTATAAGAAGACTGTCATCTAGCAGATTAATATTCTTTTTAACTTGCTTAATGTTAGTGTTTAGAAATTCATTGATATTAAATTGTTCAGCTATAGCATCTACAACATCCCATCTTTCTGGCTTACCTCTTGGTGGTGTTAATGTGGTTACTGACTTTACCCCTGCGTTAAGAGCAAGCTCTTGTACAAGTTCTGCAACTTTACGCCCTGCCGTATCATTGTCTGGCCATATGACCAGTTCTTTTTCATGCAATGGTGAGAAGTCAAATAAGTTTGCAGATTTCTTTGATAACATGCCTGCACCACCCATAGTACAAGTGGCAGTATAGCCAAGCTCATTTAAGGCATCTGCACACTTTTCGCCCTCTACCCAAATTATTTTTTCTGAGGCTAATATGTTTGGAATGTTATATAATGGGCGAACATCTGGCATACGAGGATAATTACTGCCACCAGTAAACTGTCTAAATTCTTTCTTTGGTTTGCCATGTGCATCTAATACTGGATTGCCATTATCATCTTTGGCGTTGTATCTGCGAACAAGACAAAGTAGCTCACCTTGTGCATTTAGATACTTATGTTCGCTATCAAATGGCGTGTTGATATTAATTTGTTTTGCTTCTGGTTGTATTATAGAGCTTATTGTTTCAACTGGCGTCGGAATGTTATCATCAATATAATTTGCAAATAACTCTCTTACTTCTGATAATTTCATTCTTCTACCCTCCATTAATATCTTAACAATGCCACCTACGCCATCTGCACCATTAAAATCTTGCCCTTTCATGAAGTAAGGAGATCTAGGGTTTATATCAATTTTTAATGACTTACCAGCTTCGCCACCAAGAGAACCAATAGTAAACTGATCCCCTCTTATCACGCCTTGTGGATAAGTTTCTTTAAGCAAATTTATTTGAACATGAGATGGCACTCTCTCACTTATCAATTCAACAAGTTCTTTTGAGTCCATATTTCGTTTATTATTGCCAAATTTAACAATATTCATTACCATCTCCTACGATGGCGATACCTTGCTACCTTCCGTATCGCCATCACTCCCCACTCCAACAAGTATTTGAAAACTGACAAAAACGACAATCAAATATATCTTTGTTTTGTGCAATTCTCGGTAACATCTCTTTTTGTTCTGATGCTCTTAATATGTCAACCGCTCTATCACTTGCATACTGTGCAAGTTCTTGATTGAACGGAACAAGTTGATAAAATATCTCACATGTGTTTTTGTTTATAACTGTGAACAAACATGGATTGTCTGTTAATTCCATGTAAGCCTGGTACAAAGCCACTTGCACTTCATAAGTTGGATTAGCTTTTATACCTTTAAACTTAAAATCTCTAAACTTCTTTTCATTAGCAGACTTACATTCCCAAAGCATTGGATAGCCTACATCAACTGGACCACCACATATCACGCCATCTATATGACCTTTTATTTCATCGTTGGCTACGGAGAAACCAAATTGTTCTCCATTGCTATCCATAGTTCTTAAATCAAATCCTGCATTTCTTATCCAACCAGCCATGCTATTTTCTAGTTCATGACCCAACTGAAATATCCTTAATGTTTGTGCAGTAAATTGTTTTTCTTCATCAGGCTCTTGACCTTGATATGTGTATTGTATTTTTCTAGCACACTTATCGCCTAACATAGATCCACCTAGGTATCTTCTTCTAGGTTCTCTTTTGTTTTTCTCTACAATAGTATTATCAATAACTTCTTCAAAAGGGGATTTCATCTTGTTTTGGTTCTTTGATCTCTCCGTGGACATATTTAAGAAGTAATCCGTCGAGTTCTTGTTTATTAAATTGTTCATCTTGCTCTACCCTCTTTGAGAATTGAATTATTGTAACTGTTGCTTTTATTTCTTCTTCTGTTAAATCACAGAGCTTTTTGTCCCAACTAAATCTTGCAAATAACTTAGTTAAGTTTCTTAGTGAATCGTCTCCGATGCTGGGGTAATCCATCTACCTTCTCCTTCCGCATAAAGTGAACCTTGGGCTATAATTATTTCATCATACTTAGCTACAAAACTAAGACCTAAAACCTCATGTTTGTTTAAATTACAAATACGATCTAGGCTTCTGTTTAATTTATCAAATGTTATGTCCATAGGGTCTGTAAAACTAAACTGAACGAACATTTTTCCAAACTTAAAATTTTCAACACCTACATCATTCTCTTCTTGAAGAGTGTACTCAACTTCCATTCTTGCCATCTTTTGCCTCTATTGCTAATGCTGCATATCCAATAACATCAATCATGTTGTCTTCAACTTTTGGGTTCTGACTATTTCTAATTTGTTTAACACCAATCATAGCTCTGTATACATCATGTATATCTAATGGTTCTTTTAATTTCTTTCTTAATAAAATATTCCACATTTGAGCTATGTATGTGTGAGTTTCTGTGGCATCTCCATGAGACTT